ACCCACTACCCCTATTATTAAAAAGCGCAAAGGACCAGGTGGTCCAATGCCTGGTAGTGGTCGCAAGAAAGGTAGCACAACTAAACTAAGTGCAGAACGCATTCTTAATCAGATTGAAAATACCTGTGGTAAACCCTTTGAAGAACTATTAGCAGAAGGTTATCAATTGACCATTATTGCATGTGACATGCCTGCTCGACAAAAGTATGAGCAAATGATTTTGAATAAAGTCATTGCTGATAAGCAAGAGTTGGATGTTACTACACTTGGACAAAGTTTAAACAACAAGTTTGTGTTCCCACAAAAAGAGTTGCCTGAATTTAATCCATTACCTATTGATTATTCTATAACTACCTAATGAACCAAATTGATATTCCTCTGTATGGTGAGCAAAGCACACTATTAAGTGACTGGCTCACCACAGACAAACACTGCATTAATATCGTGCCTGTTGGTAGTGGCAAGACATTCCTTGCCTCGATAGCATTGCCATTGTTTGCAACAGATGAAAAATATCACAAGCAAAAGGATATCATATATTCGGCTCCCACTGGACAAATGATTAAATCATTGATTTGGGAACCATTGAAGCGTAGTTGCATAGAACACTTTGGATTGAAAGACGGCGAACACATCAACAATAGTGAACTTACTATTAAGTTTCCTAATGGTGTGTTTATTCGTTGTAAAAGTGCAGAGCAACGTGAGAACTTACGTGGTTTGAACGTTGGTGTATGGGTCGCAGACGAAGCAAGTTTGTACACACAAGACACACTACAAGAAATTACAAACCGACTAAGACCTAAGGTAGGTCAACCTGACACTCAGGGTAGATTGATATTGATTAGTACACCAAATGGTAATGGTCCATTATATGACCTATATCAGTTGGCACTAGGAATGCCTGACAAATATATTGTGCGTCACATGAATTACTTGCAGATGCGCAGTGGTAATAAGGCATTCATCGAAGAGCAGAAGCGCATACTATCGCCATTGAAATTTCAACAAGACTATATGTGTAGTTGGGACAGCACAGAAAATCAATTTTTCTATGCTTGGAGTAAACACAAGTATACAAAAGAATTGTTTGACAATGGTCGTGATTTGTATTCATTTCACGATTTTAACAAACGTAGGATGTGTGCTACTGTGGCCCAAGTTACGAGGGCTGGTGAGAAAGATGGCACGATTGAGATATTGAAAAGTTATGCATTGAATGATGCAAGCACTGAAGATATCGCAAGAGCAATTCGTGTTGACTTTCCACAACGTAGAATCAACAGCATTATCGATATGAGTGGTACACAATTGAATCGTGATACCACAAGTCCTTTTGGTACAACTGATAGGATCATATTAGAGAAGTATGGTTTTACAATCGTGAACAATCGTAAATCTAATCCACTGATTGCAGACACCGACAATACTAGCAATAGTTTCATTAATAGGGGTGGCTTATGGGTAAGACCTGACGACAATTTACTCCTCGAGGCACTAAGCACTTATCATTATGAAGATGGTAGTAGAAAAAAACTTGTCAAATACACTGAGCAGAAATATGCTCACATCGATGGATTGGGTGATAGTGTGCGTTATGGTATTCATTACTTGTTCCCAATCACTCATGATGGTTTGAACTTACCAGAGTATGTTGGCATGGACAGTAGATATCAAAGTATCAATAGACCAGGCGTTGAACATATGCCAGTCAGCCCATTGTATCCTGGTGGTCCTACATGGGAAGAAATTATGAGTGGCGATGAACAAGAAAAAGATTATCAAGTATGGTGAACAAATGAATAGAGGAAGACCAATTGGCTCAACAACACCTATCAAAGATAGACTGTTGCGTAAGATTAAAATCAACGATGTTACTGATTGCTGGGAATGGCAAGGTGGTAAAAACAATGTTGGTTATGGTATGATTCGTGACGAACACGGGATGCGTACTACGCATCGTGTAAGTTACGAAGAACATAAGGGAAGTATCCCTAAAGGCATGTGCGTTTGTCATAGTTGCGATAATCCTAAATGCGTGAATCCTGACCATTTGTGGTTAGGCACTAAAAAAGATAATTGGCAAGATATGATTAACAAAGGTAGAAATAATTTTGTTGGAGTTAACACACCAACGTCTTGCATTCACTGTGGTTTGACTACGACTCCACCAATGATTGCACGTTGGCATAACGATAACTGTAAACACAAATTAAGTAGTATAAATACAATATCTACCTCAGTTCAATAAAAGAGAACACAATCTATGAAGAATTCAGAACTATTACAAAGAAACCCTATCTATGAAGCATTGTATGACCAGATGTTGGCATACCAATACGCATACTTGGGAGGCTATACTTTCAAACAGTATGTTCGCAAGAAAAGACCTAGCGAAGATAGCAATTTATGGATTGATTTAATCAATAACACAGTTGCACAGCCCATTTGTCGCTATATCGTTGACACAATCAACGATGTATTGTTTGAACCAGGCGTAAAACGCAATATTCAATTCTGTACGCCAGCAGGAGCGTACATTGACCCTAAAAATACTGAGTGGGCAGACTTGTTTACACTAGATGCTGACTTAAACAACAGAACAATCACTGCGTTTATGGAAAGTATTGGTGACTTAACCAGTATTTTCGGCCATTGCTGGGTTGCAGTTGACATGCCACAAGCACAAAATGGCAACTTAGGTAGACCTTATGTAGTAGGTATTAGTCCATTAGACGTATGGGACTGGGAATTTGATTGGTATGGTGGCAGACCTATACTAAAGTATGTAAAAATCAAAGAGATGGAAGACAAAGATTGCTATTACTTAAAGTGTTATCACTTAGGTACAGCAACAAGTCCTAGTTATTGGAAAAGTTACGAAGTTGAAAAAGGTAGCAACAGTGAAAAACTAGAGCAGGCAGCCGAAGTAACTGGCGAAGGCGTGTTTCCATTAGGTATGAGCATTCCTGTGTTCATCAGTTATGGTCGCAGAGATCCACGTTCAATTGAATTTGGCGTAAGCGACATTGATGCGGCAACAGATGCACAACGTGAACATTACAAATTAGAATGCGAAGCATATTCAGCACTACAATTCGCACACACATTGATTCGTGCAGATAAGGGCATTACTATTCCTGTACATGCTGGTGCTATTGTTCGTGCAACTGAAGGACAAGTAGAAGCCATTCCAATTGATACTGGCGATGTTGACATGATTATCAGAAAGCAAGATGCTATTCTAGACCAAATCGAAACATTGACAGGTCTTGGTGGACTACGCAACACAAAGAATCAGATTGCAAGTGGTATTGCAATTATTGAAGAACGCAAAACATTACATAGACTTGCAAAAGCAAAAGCACGATTGATGGAAGTCACTGAAGAGTTGATTTTCACTTATGCCGCACGTTTTATGGGTATGCGTTGGGCAGGCGAAGTCGTTTACAACACAGACTATGAAGCACATGACACAAATTACAGAATGGCATTGATTAAAGAAGCAAAGACGTTGGTACAAGACGATCCAACAATCAATGCATTAATCAGCAAAGAAATCATTGGTATGCTTGCTCCAGCAGAACAGATTCCAGAATACGAGCAAGTTTACATTGACACAATTCAAGATCCAAAACTCAAGAAACTTATGACTGATACCAATACACAGGTATTGAGTCGTGACCTAGACCCAAGCATGATTCCAACTCATGACGAGCATGGGGAAGAGGGCGATGAAGAAAATGAGATGGAATATGAAAAAGAGAATGAAGAGGGGTATGAGGGCGATGGTACAAGTTCTACCATTTTAGGAGGTCCAGGTACACCAATTCAGAATACTGGAATCAGTTACTATCCACAGCAAGCAGTTGCAGTGCAATTAACTGGTCTCAATACGGGCAGATAATGTTATGATTTATTCTATCCCGAATAAATACATTACAACAATTACTTCGGTAGTTACGTTATAACTAAGGAAAAAATTAACAATGGATATTAAGAATAACTTCGTTGGCAACGATACAGCCACTGGTGTTGCGCAGGATCACGAAGGTGATGACAGCAATGAGCAAAACGTTAATCCTGGTGCTATTCGTAAAAGCACAACTCAGTCAGTATTGGCTGCATTAAGCAACGCAAGTGGAGTTCAGTTCCAAAGCGTTGAAGATGCAATTGGATACATGGCAAGAGTAGGCGCTCAAACAACAAACGGTGGCAACGCACAGCCAGTAGAACCTCAAAATCAGCAACGTTCAAATCGTGTCACGACCAATGACTTGCATGAGCAGTTCCAAAGACTTCAAACAGACTTGGCTCGTAAAGACCAAGCACTACGTGAGAAGGAATTGGACGGCGATATTCAGCGAGCCATGTCAGACAGATTCGATCCCGACCTAGTAGATTATGCACTTAATAAAGTTAAGTCCAACATTCAATGGAATGATGATGGTACTTACGTGATAGTCAACAGCAAAGGACAAGAACGTTATGGAATGGATGGTTCTCCTCTAACAATCTCTGGTCTAGTTAATGAAGTTGCACAAGGCAATCCAAAGTTGCTCAAGCAAAGTTCTAGTACTGGAGGTTCGGGCTTAAGACCTGGTATGGGTCAGTTCGCAGGCGCACAAGATGACTCAATTCCTGATTACAGTCGTGATCCAGCCGCATTTAATGCGTGGGCAAGTCGTAATGGATTAGGTAAGAGAGTTGGCCTTAAGGGCATGGGTGTAACTGCTTCTGCATCAACATCAAGTCGAAAAATCATATAATTGCCAAATAAAGGAGAAATAACATGGCATACGTCTTAGGTGGCGGTAATAATGAAGCAGATGGCTTCACAACAGCAATCGCCGGTTTCGCACTACGTGCAATGCACGAATCAAATGGTCTAGTTAACATGACCAACGTTGTTACACCTACACAGGGTAACGAATACTTAGTTCCACAGTTCGCACCAATCACTTATCAGGATTACACTCCTGTAGGTAATGCTGGTACTTGGGGCACAGGTAACGCAAACGTACAGAACCCATCACTTGGTCAAGGTTCTATCACAGCAACTCCAGCAGTTGCAACAACTGCATTCGATATTTTCTACGGATGGACAACTTCATTCCAGTTAGCAGCCACTCTTGGTGCTGAATTGGGTGATTCATTCGCTGAAAAGGTTGACCAGCGTGTAACAAAAGCCTTCTTGTCATTCAAGGCTACACCACTCAACGATTTCTACCCAACAAGTGCTGACGGCTTCGACCGTGTAAGCGCACTTGGTGCTATGGAATTGATGGCTGCAGGTCTACCTTCTAACACAGCAGGTTGGACAACTGGCTTCACCACAAGTGAAGTACTTGACCTAGTTCGCTTAGTTAAGCAGAACTTCAAAGTCGCTCGTATGCCTGGTGCTCCAGTCATCGTTCTTGACTCAAACGGTTATGTTCAGGAAGCAGTAGTAGGTTCACCTGGTGGTTCAGGTTCTTCATTAACTCGTCTATTAGGTGAGTTAACTGGTGGCGCTGTATCACAAGCAGGCGGAAGCAACTTGTCAGCACTCGGTAACGAATTGCTATCAACTGGTCGTATCGAATCAGTTTATGGTTGCATGATTATGTTCACTACATTCTTAACACCAACAACACGTGTATTCCTAGGTCAGCAGTCAGCAAGCAATTGCTTGGTCGGTGCTTACTTCGGTGACAGTGCATTGTTCACTGTTATGAAGGAAGGTCTACAGATTAAGACTGGTGAAACTCCAGGTGGTCTACAGATGTGGCTCACAGGCGTTGGATACTTCGGTTCTGGCGTAGGTGACGGTCGTCGTGGTGGTGCTATTAACATCTATCAGGACTAATTTGAATAAGAGAGAGTATGGCAACATACTCTCTCATTGTCTAGGAAAATAATATGTCAGTACCATATCAAAGAATCTCAAATGCAACTGTAGCAGACATTCAGTTTTATGATCCTGCGGCTGAACGCCGTGCGGCTGCTCTTAATGTTGATTGGGAACCTTATTTCAAAGTAGGAAGTCAGGAATGGCTATACAAAATGGAATTTGGTTGGTGGCAGAATTACTGCGACACTGTGATTGGTGCTTACTATTATACGAATCTGCCTAATGGACAATTGATTTCTAGTTTCAATCCTAATCTATTGATTAAGAATGACCAGACATTAATTAGACTTGATACATTTGGCGCAATCTTAGTTTTCTACGAAAGCCTTGTTACTGACGTTAGTAACATGAACGAAGTAGACAAACAAAACTATGATTTTGCTAAAATGCGTTGTGATGAAGAATGGCGCAAAGCGCAAGAGTTAAGTAACTGGTATGACCTGTTCCAAGATGCTCCACAAGGTCCAACGACTAAACTGGAAGAAAACTGGACAGCAGATCCAAATTACTTTAACGGAGATAGGAGATACTTCTAATGACACATACCTATGTGCCATTAAATGCTCCACTCGTTACTACAAGCGAGATTATCGAAGCATTGCGTTTGACTATTCCTCAACAATGGAATATTCCAATCTATGATGACTTCCCTAGTGTTGTAGATGTTGTGCGTTATGGCATTTATGTCAGTGACGTACACACTGTAAGCAGGTCAGTTAATCAGTTGGGTGTTACATATTGTAGCAACATGTACAACGCTGTGGATCAATTTGGAGTGACTTACATCAGTTTCCAAGATGACCCATACAACATTCAAGTTAATGCAATCATTGCTAACTTAGCAACTGACCAAATTAATGGAAGACCATTGTTTGATGGTTACTTTAGTGTAACTTTTGAACAGAATCTAGTATATGGTCCAACACAAGCAGAACGACATGACTGGACATTTCAAATGACCCGTTTAGAATTTAATACATAAGCCACTAACCTTAAGGAGAACATAAAATGGCAAGAATTACAGTTAACGAATCAGGCACACAACCATTGCTTCTATTGAGCATGGATATTGCCAACGCAACTGCTGCCAATCTAGCAAATGGAAATATCGCACTTGCTAATAGCCTTTCTGTAACATGCTTACAGGATATCACTATTACATCAAGCACCGGTATCTTCTCATGGACAGATTTTTGCAGTATCGACACTAACAAAATCACCACACCAGCAGATAACGAAGTTTCTACAAACATTGTTATCGATCCAACTGGATACTTTGGTGCCAACACAGCAATTCAAACTGCTGAGGATCAAGGCATTGCAAGTTTGAGCCAGAACAAGATTCCTGTTCAGTTCAAACTAGTATGGAACAATGACAATCCTAACGCAAACGTTGCGAACTCATACTTCACAACTGGCGTTGGTTACATCAGTTCACTTGCACCTACAGTAAGTCCTGAAGCGCCTGTCTGGGTCACACCAATGACAATCGCTGTTGATGGTACAATGTATAACGGCATTAACTAATATCGTTATATGATGTAAATATGAGGGGACGCCTAAAAACGTCCCCTTTTTACTAAAAGGTGAACAAATGAATGAAAATCCATGGTTAAAGACTGATGAAGAAAAGTTGCGCAGTCTAATAGCCGATGAAGCAAAAATGATGCCCATGTTAGATAACATGCAAGCAACAGTAAAGCAACTAAAAGCAAAACAAGCATTTCGTCTAGCACTTCTCAATCAATTACTAGAGAATCAAGACGATAATGACAATAAATAATATACGTGAAACAATTTAAGGAGACAACAAATGAAACTTTCACAAATCACAGCAAAACCCCAACTAATCGAAGTAGTCATTGATGATGAAGATACCATCAGTGAGTTTGGCGAGTCATTGTCATTCTATACTTGGGATCGTCAACCAATGGATGTGTTTCTCAAATTAGCAAATATTGAGCAAGACGCAGACAACAACGTAATTGCAATCGTAAAAACATTAATCTTAGATGAGAATGGCAAAGAGATTCTTGCAGATAACAGAACCTTGCCTGCAAAGTTATTGATGAAATCAATTGCAAAGGTTACTGAATTGCTGGGAAAGTAACAAATGATAGTGTCGATATCAAGTCACAAAAAATGGCTATGATATTGATGATTGACGAGTTGAGCAAGAGATATGGTCTCTTGCCCAGCGAGGTTATTAGAAGAGCAGATACTTTTGATGTTTGGATTATGGACTGTTCATTATCATTCCACAAATATCATGAGTACAAGCAGGGCCATAATGGTAAGGCGCCAGTCCCAGATTATAGCACTGACGAATTGAAATCTATGTTAGCGAGGAACAGAAAAGATGTTAAAGGCTAAAATTGTTGTTAACAATATCACACCTAGTGCTACTAGAATTCAAAATGCACTTGCTAAGTTGCCTCAAGAAGCATACAAAGTGTTCAAAGACAACACACCTATTAAAACAGGTAATGCACGTAGAAAAACTCGACTATCAGGCGACACTATCAGAGCAGATTACCCTTACGCAGAAAAATTAAACGAAGGTTACAGTAAGCAAGCACCACAAGGCATGGTTACACCAACAGAAAAGTTTTTGCGCAAGCGAATCAGAGAAATATTGCGTGGAAAATAAGGTGACCTATGGCAGACTTAAAATATTCAGTAGAGATTGATACCAGAGGCGCAACAAGCGCACTTAATGGATTAAAGGCAGCAATCGCAGGTGTTGTTGCTGGCTTAACCACAGGTGTACTTGTTGATTTCGCAGACTCTATTACATCATTAAAGAATAAACTTGCCACAATCACACCTGAACTAGCAAATGTTGATAAGCAATTCAAAGCAATTGCTGCCATTGCTATTAGTTCAAGAACACCACTAGAACAAACTGGTGACTTGTACTTTAGAATTGCACGTGCGGCTGATGATTTAGGTATCAGCCAGCAAGAAGCCGCAAACATTACAGATAGTGTTGCAAAAGCAATCAGTGCTACTGGATTGTCTGCACAAGAAGCCGCAGGTCCACTATTACAATTGGGCCAGGCATTGCAATCAGGGCGTTTTCAGGGTGATGAATTACGTAGTATCTTAGAAGGTATGCCTGTTGTTGCTAAGGCAATGGCAGACAGTCTAGGTGTTACTGTTGGTGAACTACGTGAACTTGGTAGTCAAGGTAAGATTACTGGTGATGTGTTTGTGCAAGCAATGCGCAAAGCAAAAGACAGTATTGATGAAGCATTCTTACGTACACAACCTACAATCAAGCAAGCATTTGAAACATTAAAGACAAGCAGTAAACTTGCATTTGATGAGTTTGAGAAGAACTCTAAAACAGGTGCTTCAACAGCACGTGTAATCGAATATCTTGGCTTTATGATGTTCAAGGCTGCTAAGAATATTGATGAATTTATTGGCCCACTAAAGATTCTAATTCAAATTCTTGCAACACTTGCTACATTTACTATTGTTGGTAGAGTAATTAGAGCAATTGGTGCTGCCTTTACTGCAACATCAACAGCCATTTCTACCTTTTCTGCGGCCGCAACAGGGGCAGTAAGTACTTTCAGAGCAGGATTTGCTTCTTTAGGTAGAACAGTTGAAGTTGCTACATGGTATATTGCACGTTTCATGAAAGGCAATGCAACCTTAAGCAGTTTGTTAGTGGATCTTGGAAAAAGATTCGCATTCGTTAGACAGGGCGTTGGTCTCTTAGGTAAAGCATTCGTATCAATTAAAGGTTACTTATTGCAATTAGCAACAGCGATTGCAAGTTTTCTTGGTATTGACGCATTAATTGACAAGATTAAAGAAATTGGCAGTGGCACAGGCGAAACTGCTGATGATATGGCTGACTTCCGTAAAGAACTAGCCAACATGAAGAATGGCTTGGACGATACTGCTGGTGCAGGCGCAAGTGCCATTGCAACACAAAAAGAACTTGCTAGAGCCGCCGCAGAAGCCGCATATCAATTAGCACTTGAAGCAAAACAATATCACGATGCAGTAGCAGAACAGAAGAAAAATCTTAAAACACAAATGGAAAACATTGGTGTTGCAGAAGATATCTTGCGTGTTCGTGAAAATCTTTTAGAGTTTGATAGAAACTATGCTCAAGAAGAGAAAAGATTAAGCGAAGCAATTGCTAAAGCAAGTTTAAGTAAAGATGACAAAGAACGCAAGAGCATTGCGTCATTAAGAGAATACTTAAAACAATTACGTGAATCACGTGACGCAGACCGTGCTGCCATTGAAGGTCAAACACAAGCAATCAACGAAAAGTTGGCCGCTGACAGATTACAACAATATCAGACAGAAGCACTCATCAAAGCAAATGAAGAGTTGCAAAAAGTCCAAGATGACATTGCCAAATTGACAATGACTGAAATGGAAAAGAAATATTATGATATTGATAGAGCAGCCAAGCAAGCAGCCGAATCTGCTATTCGTGCAGAAGAAAAGATTCGTGGACGCAAGTTAACAACTAACGAAGCAAAAGCATATTATGATGCGGCAAAGCAAGGTGCTGAAGAACTCAAAACAGCAAATCAAGACCTTGTTAATCAGTCAATGACATTTGATACTGGTTGGAAGCAAGCACTCAATAACTATTTGACAGAAAGCACAGATAAAGCCGCACAAGCAAAACGTGTGTTTGAAGGATTTACAAAGGGCATTGAAGATGCATTCGTAAACTTTGCTAAGACAGGTAAGTTGTCATTCAAAGACCTATTGAACTTCATGCTTGAAGAGTTTGTACGTAGCAACGTAAGAAACTTGTTCGCAGATATCTTCGGTGGTGGTGGCAGTGGTGGCAGTACTATTGGTAGCATTTTTAAGTCAATCTTTGGTCTTCGTGCTGATGGTGGCCCTGCACAAGCAAATAAACCATATATTGTTGGTGAGGAAGGTCCAGAACTATTCGTACCTAAAGGAACTGGTACAGTATTGCCTAATGGTGTTGGTATGGGTGGCACAACAAATAACACTTATATTACTAACAACATTCAAGCAGTTGACGCAAAGAGTGTTGCGCAATTATTTGCTACAAATCGCAAAGCATTGTTAGGGTCAGTTGAAATGGCACGTAAAGAATTGCCGTACTAATAATAGGAATAAGATATGTCAGGATTACAGACAATTATTAACAATTGCAACGGGATAACAATCAATCGTAGAAAGGTTGTTGGTATTCAGTATACACGCAATGAAAGTCCACGCACAAGTTTAACGCCAACATATAACCCTTGGCGCTTTAGTGTTCAGATGCCAGGTTCATTGCGTTATAACGAAGCACGTAGTTTAATGGAAGCAATCGACACATTGGATCGTTATACACCACAAACAATTACGTTTGGTAATGTAAGTTGCTTGAACTGGATCTTTAGATATCAGGGTGCAATGACTAGTGGACAGATTAATACAATCACAGTGCAATCATTTACAGGCAATCAGTTAGTATTAACTGGTCTACCTACTGTAGGATCAAGCACAGTATTGTTTGAACCTAATGACTTGATTCAGATTGGTACAAATCCATATCCATTCACTAGCACTACACAAATATTACGTGGTAGTGGAAGTACAGTAACAATTACAACAAATAGACCTAACATCATTAGTTCAAGCGTAGTAGGATTAGGAATCACAGTTGGCAATGCATGTCAATTTAGAGTTTTCTGTCCTAACATGCCAACATATAGTTTAAGTCCAGGCGGCTATCAGAAAAATTCAAGTGGTGTTGTTGTTGGCAACGCACTTATTAACTTTGATAGTGAGTTTGACCTATATGAGTGGGTAGGAACAACATAAGGAACAAATCATGGAAAATATCCCAGAGGTAGCCAATAGTCCACCGTTTATTAACAGTGCTGAGTTTGTCAAACTCACAGTGTATAACGAATATGGCAACACAGCAAACGTAAACGTTTATACGTTTAGTTCTGCATATAAGTCAGAGACTATTGCAAACACAGTTTATGAACCACTAGGTGGGCTGATACAAGTTGGTGCGCAAGCACGTGACTTGCGTGTAACATCAGCAGACACTAGTATCAGTTTAAGTGGTGTAGATGGTAACAACATCTATATCGTGCTTGGTACAAACATCAAAGGTAGCAAAGTAGAAATCATTCGTGGCTTTTATGGCACAAGTGACGGTAACGTTGCTAACTTATATAACCTAACAAATACATACCCTCGTTTCACAGGTATCGTAACTAGTTACAGTGTTAATGAAGAACGTGAAGGTGAGAATGACAACTTCACAGTTGCTATTAACGCAAGCAGTTACAAAGCAGTACTTGAAAACAGGGTTGCAGGTCGTAAGACGAACAAAAGCAGTTGGCAGGTGTTTAACTCAACTGACAGTGGAATGAATAACGTGTATTCCATCGCTGACCAAGCGTTTGAGTTTGGCAAGAAGCCAACAGGCACACCAATCAACAGCAGTGGTGCTGGACTTGGTCGTGGACAGTTTGGAACTGAGCAATCATATATCCAGGAAAATTAACAAATGAACATTAGATTAGCAAATAAATTTGACCAACCACATATCTTTAAAATGCTACGCAATTTTAGAGACTGTAGCCCTATTCAAGTTATGTCTACTATAGACAACGAAGAATACGTCAGTAAGTTATTGAATGCATTGTTGCATGGCAGAGGCGTAGTATTGATTGCAGAGAAAGAAGAACCAGTAGGTATGCTCATGGCTGTGATTGACCAAAATGTGTGGGATCCAAATGTATTTCTAATGAAGGAACTTGTTTATTGGGTTGAACCTGAATATAGAGGAACTACAGCAGGATATAGATTATTAGCAAAGTATAACGAACTTGCCAAAGAATTAGTTGATGAAGGCAGAATTAGTTTTTATACTATGAGCAAGTTGGCAAAATCTCCTGACTTAGATTATGGTAGATTTGGCTATCAACGAGTCGAAGAAACTTGGGTAGCAGGAGTATAACATGGCATTAGTAACAGCATTAGTGGCAGCAGTTGGATTGACGGGCTTTACTGCCACAGTCGCAACATTTGCAATTAGAACAGTTTTAAGTATTGGCGTTAGCAAACTTATTGGTAACAGATTAGGTAGCAAAGCCGCAGGCGCAGAACCAGCAGGTTCACGTGTGCAGTTGCCACCTGCTACTGATAACAAACTACCTGTAATTTATGGTAGTGCGTTTGTTGGACCAATCATTACAGATGCAAAAATCAGTGCAGACCAAAAGACAATGTGGTATGTCTGTACATTTGCAGAACATACAGACACTACAGCAGGCAGTGGATACACATTTGACCAACTATTTTATGATGGTAAACTTGTAACGTTTGGTGCAGGCGATTATGGTGGCAATAACAAAGTTGTAAGTTTGACAACAAACACACAAGGTGGTGGTACTGTTGATACTAAAGTCAATGGTAACTTATGGATCTATTTGTTCCCTAATGGCGTAGCAGGTAGTCAGGCAGGTGGTAACACTGGATCAACAAGCGCAGTTACTATTATGAGTGACAGCAATATTCCTATCAATCAAAGATGGAATGAACCTGCAATTTATACAAACAATGGTCAAAGTGTGCAAATGTCAAATTGTGCGTTTGCTATCATCAAAGTTGTTTTCAATGAAAATGCAGGTACAACACAAATTGGCGCACTAAGCGCAAAGATTACAAATACACTAACAAAACCAGGTAGTGTAATCAAAGACTATCTATTGAATTCACGTTATGGTTGTGGTATTCCTCTTGCTAATATTGATACAGCAAGTTTGACTACATTAGATACTTATTCAGATTTGCCTGTGTACTACACACCACAAGGTGGAGGACCATTAACATCGCAAGTACGATATCGTGTCAATGGTCCATTGGATACAGGTCAAGATTGCTTGACTAACTTACAGTTATTAGTTGATAGTTGCGATAGTTGGTTGCAATACAGCGAACTGACTGGCAAGTGGAAAGTTGTTATCAATCAAAGTTATACAGAAGCAGGCGAAACACTGAGTAGTTTGTATAGTGTTGATAATGACAACTTAGTTGGTGGCATTGATATCAGTCCTATTGATTTGAACGCAAGTTACAATCAGTTGGAAGTACAATATCCAAACGAAAACATCAAAGACCAAACAGACTTCATCTTTGTTAACTTGTTCACTGAATATCCAAGTTTGATTAGTGAGAACGAACCACTAAACAAACTTACATTGCAGTCACAGATTATGAACAACTTTGTGCAAGCAAAGTTTATTGGTATTCGCAGACTATTGCAAGCACGTGAAGATTTAGTCATTAGTTTTGCAACAGACTATAGTGGTATTCAAGTAGAAGCAGGTGATGTTATCAAGGTAACATTAAGTCAATATGGCTGGACTAACAAATTGTTTAGAGTCAGTAATGTTACTGAAGAAAAGTATCCAGATGGTAATCTTGGTGCTAGATTAGTTGCGTTTGAATACAATGACAGTATCTATGACGATGATTTAGATATCACTGACTTTGTGCCAGCAGATAACACAGGTTTAACTGATCCTAACATTATTAGTACTCCAGATGCCCCACAGATTTTAGTAAATGATTTAGGAACTATTGATACTTTCCAAGTATTTGGTAATGTGCCTGACACTGGACTAGTAACTAATCTTGATTTTAATTTTGGTACAGATAGTAATGTATCAAATCATACATTTTATAGCACAGTTAATAATGCCAATGGTATACCTTTAACTAATAGCGACAGTGCAAATAGTGTTTACAATACATATGTTGTAGATGTAAGTACTTTGCCTACTGGAAATTATTATTGGTCTTTAACAGCACGTAATAGATTTGTTGGTGTTGACAGTAATGCAAGTAACGTTGTTAATTGGAATGGTACTAATGTTAGTACACCTAGTGCTACAACATTTTGCAATGCAACTAGTAATGGAACTATTATTACATCAGATGCATTGCCGTTTGGAGGAACTGGTAATAGTTTTATAGGCTCGTTTGCAAAAGCCTTTCTTAAGTCTTATGATTTAGAAGTTGTAAGTGGTACTGGTCAATTTGCAGCCAACACTAGAATTACAAGTTTTACAAGTAATACACAATATACAATTAACAATGTACCAACTGTTGCATTAAGCAATGCATGTATTAAATTTGTTGGTGGTGGTATTTTTGGTAATAACATTCAAGCAAATACTGTTACTGGCAATAACATTCAAGCAAATACTGTTACTGGCAATAACATTCAGTCAAATACGATTACTTACAATAATCTTGGTAACACAGTTGTTGCTTTAGGTCCTTTAGCAAATTACACGTATCAAGTACCTAATCAATTTGCAAATACTGTAACATTACCAGTAAACGTTAGTACTTTTGGCAATATTGCTACTGGTAACTTTGACGCCCCTAAATTTATCAATTCAACATATTCAGGAGGAGGTGGATTACATCCATATGCTGATGGTAATGCCACAACTGCTATGGGCTATACTGCAAATAGTACAAGCGCATATCAGCCTGCATTTGCAAGTCAGTTAACATTATACAATGGTGATTTAAATTGGTATTGCTTAGAATATGATTCATTTGCTAATACTGTTTCTACTAATGAAAGATTGTTTATAAGTGTAGAACATCAATTTTTTGCAAATGCTGATTGTGTAATTCAACTTGCACCTTTTATTACATTTACAGCATATCCTGGATTAGCAGTTATTAATACGGCTGGATCATTGTTTACACAAATTTTACCTGCAGGAGCACCAATGTATTCTGATATAGAAACTTCTATTTTTGGAGCAAACACCATTGATGGTGGCGGAGTTATGATTAGACTTTTGACTAGTTCTGCAAATGTAGTAGCAATATCTGGTGGCTTATCACTTACAAAGTCAAAATTATAAAACTTGAATAAATACAAATAAGGAAACACGAACATGAGTTTACTATTAAATGGCGCTAAAACGCTAACAATCGCTGGAACAGTAATGTCTTGTATAGAAATCTATACAGGCGAAGCATATACCTTACCATTTACCTTTACTGATTCAGTTGGTGATCCAATTGATTGTACAGGCTGGACATTGGGTATTGGTGCCAAATATTATATTGCTGACACAGCAACATATAATCCAACTAATACTGAAGTTAATTTAGGCAACTTGACATTGACCAGCCCTCAGCCAACAGCAAATGCATATTCTACACTAACTGCGGCATTTACAACTGCATCAAGTGGTATTGGATACATTTATGTGCCAGCAACTATCACAGGTGGAACAGGTTCACCTAATCCAACTCCAATCATTACTCTTGCAAATACTACTGATAACACGCACTTAGTAGTATTGACGATGAGTGTAACAAGAACTGACCCATTAAGTTCGCAACAAGACATTAGCAGAGAACCAATTGGACTAATTGTAAGGTATCAGTAATATGAGTGATATCAATTTAGATTTTGTTGTTGACAGTAGTAACATAAATGTTACTGTTGACACTAACGACATAACATTTACACCTCAAGATATTTCTTTGAATATCTACAGCACTGCCGTGTCTGTACCAGGCGGTTCATCAGGACAGTTGCAATATAATAACGCTGGCATATTAAGTGGTGTACCTAATGTAACATATACTAGTGGCAATCTTTCATTAGGTAATGTTAGTAATGTTCGCATCAATGGTGGTGTTAATGGTTACTTTTTGCAAACAGATGGCACTGGTAATTTAACTTGGGCTGTAGGTGGAGGTGGAGGTAATGGTTCGCCAGGTGGTAGCAACACACAAATTCAGTTTAATGATAATGGCGTATTTGGTGGCAATGTTGGATTTACATTCAATAAAACCACAGGTGATGTTGCTGTACCTGCAAATTTAACTGTTACTGGTACATTAAATGCAAACATTGGTGCTCCTGGAAATACAACAGAAATTGTATTCAATCAAGGAGGGGCATTTGCAACCAATGCAAATTTAAAATATTCATTTGGTTCATTAAATGTAAGTAATGGCGCAGTTATTGCAGATTCATTTACTGGTAATGCCGCAAATATGTTTAGTATTAATGGTGGTAATGTTACAGGTAACGTTCCATCTTCAGTGCTTGCTAATGTTGCAAATTTTGCTGGTAGTGTAACCACAAACGCACAACCTAATATCACAAGTGTTGGCACATTAAGTTCATTGACAGTAACTGGCAATATTAATGCAGGTAATGTCAGTGCTACATTATTGGGTGGTACATTAACAACGCCAGCACAAACAAGTGTTACATCTCTTGGAGTATTAACTGATATCTCTACTACTGGAACAACATCAATTTATGAAGCAATTGAAAATGTTGCTATTATTGGTGCACAAACAGGCACTTACAACTATAATTTCTTAGATGGTGCGATTCAGTATAGTACTGCTAATGCAACTGCTAACGTTACATTAAATTTTAGAGGTAACTCAGGATCAACATTGAATAGTGTATTAGGCAATGCAAAAAGTGCAACTGCTACCTACGTTATGACTACAGGTACAACTGGATATGCAGTAAATGCAGTTCAGATTGATAGTTCTGCACAGACGATTAAATGGGTAAATGGTTCTACCCCTGCATTAAACAGTAACAGTGTTACTGCATTTACCTTTACATTAATCAAAACATCAACTACACCTACATATACAGTATTAGGTAGCGCAACAAGGTACGCATAATGCCATTAAATGCAACATTCAGTGCGGCAAGTATTCGTGGTTACTCAGCCCAAAGTGTAAATTTTTGGAATCCAACTCAAGTTGTGACTGCAAGCGATGCTGGTGCCAATGATGCCTTTGGCACTTCATTGGCTGTAGATAGCAATAATTTATATATGGCTGTTAGTGCAAGTGGCGATAATACTGGTGGAAATCAAGGAAGCGTTTATATTTTCTTTAGAGGTAGTGGTAGTTGGGTACAACAACAAAAAATTACATCGCCTACTACTTCATTAAATTTTGCTACTAGGCAATTAGCAATGAATGCTAATGGCGATTATTTAGCCATTCCAGATACCCAAGTAAATAGAGTTTATGTTTATACTAGAGTTAGTTCAACGTGGACTTTACAAGCAACACTAACTGGTAGCGATACTGTAGCAGGTGACCAATTTGGCAGAGCAATATCAATTTCATCTAATGGTGATTATCTTGTAGTTGGTGCGCCAAACGCAGATATTAGTGGGCAAACAGATGCAGGTGCGGCATATATTTTTATACGTTCGGGTACTACTTGGACTCAGCAAGCAAAATTGCAGGCAAGTGACAGACAAGCAAACGACATATTAGGTACTAGTGTAGTTATTAATTCTACAGGAGACTTTGTTGCATTAGGTGCGCCACAAGAAGATAATGTTGGTAGTAATGCTGGTGCCACATATTTTTATACACGTTCAGGAACTACATGGACTCAACGTAATAAAGTGCAGTCTAGTGACGTTAGTGCTAATGATAACTTTGGTGGAAGTTTATCAATTAGCGCAGATAATTTATATTTGATTATTGGTGCACGAGGTGACAATGGCGATTCAGGTTCAGTGTATGTTTTTAATTATATAGGTGGGTCTATTGTTTATACACAAGGTGCTAAAGTTACACCTAACATACCTATTGCAGGCCAATTGTTTGGTACTAATTCAGATATAAATTTTGATGGCACTAGAATGGTTGTAAGTGTTGAAAGTAATTCTGCTGATGGTCAAAGCGTATATTTGTTTGAACGCAGTGGTAGCACTTGGACACAATCATTTCAGATTGTAGTAAACAATCAATCACAGTATTTTGGATTAGGTTCTGATGGGCCAGTACCAGGAATTGTGGTAGGCACATCAAATCCTAACATCATTATATGTGACTTTGGCGCTGATGCAGGCGCAGGAAACTTATCAGGTGTAGTTAACTACTTTAATTTATAAGGTAGCATAAATACATTATCACGCCCTACAACTGCGAGACAGCATGGTAGGGTTAACAGCGAGAAAAGCGAGGAAATCAAATGGCAAAATTCAGCCAAAACACACTCAATCAAGTCGCGGGCTTTGACGGGCAAATTATTGCTCAGGAACTTGTCTATAATCAAGACGATTTCTGGAATCTAAGTTGGGCCAGCGTTATCAATTATCCTAATGGATGGCAAGCAACTACGGAACCAGTCGATTTGACTGGCGCTACCATTAGTGTACAAATTATTCGTAGAGCATTAGAAAACTTCCGTGATAGTCGCACTGGATTAGACTTTATTATCCATGACTATCCATTAATCAAGCAATTAGCAACAATCACACAAAGCGATTCAGCAACAGATTACTTTACAACAGACGATACCAGTGATTTGTTTGTTGGACAAGCAGTAACTTTTACAGGGACGGTATTTGGAAATGTCGCTATCAACACTGTTTATTATGTTAAAGAGATTCCTACAGCAACTACATTCAGTATCAGTGATACGAGGGGATCAGGGCCAAGTTATACTCCAGGTTCTACATATCAACTAGCAAGTGCTAGTGGTTCAATGGTAATGAACATTGCACCACCTAATACACAAACATTAACAGTAAGCAATCGTGATGATGCAGAAGGCACATTCACAGTTACAATTGATACTGGTAGTTGGGAAGTTGTAGCAGGCGATCCAAACCTAGATATTAACGCAGACGAACCAGTTTGTTTTACTGGTCGCATTAAAATTAGTTTTCCAGCAGTAGGTAGTCAACCTGCTTATGATGAAGTAGTTTTTCTTTTATTCCTCGTAGCGAGTGATGGAGTTGTCAACAATGGCTAATCAAATTACAGTAACCAGTGGAACTGGTAATATTCAAATCACAACAAGCCGTGCAGTTATTGGTACAGTAGCGAACGTAGCAAGTGCGAACTATGCAAACTTTGCTAACGTAGCAAATACAGCAAACACTGCAATCGCATTAGATGCAAACATTGCAAACGTTAGTATCAGTGGTGGTACAAATGGATATGTATTGCAGACAGATGGCTTAGGCAACTTAACATGGACTGCACAAACTGGTGGTGGTGGCAATGCCAATGCCGCAGGTAGTAACACACAAGTACAATTCAATGACGCAGGTGTATTTGGTGCTGATGCAAACTTAACTTTCGACAAAACAACAGGCGTATTGACAGCCGCAAAAGTTGCTGGTAATGGTGCCGCACTTACATCAATTACAGGCGCAAACGTAACTGGTACTGTTGCTAACGCAACTTATGCAGTTAGTGCTGGAAGTGCTAATACTGCAACAACTGCAGGCACTGTAACAACTAACGCACAACCAAACATTACTAGTGTTGGTACACTAACTGGTTTAACAGTTAATGGTAATATCAGTGCAAACGTTATCACTGCAAACACACTAGTTGGTAATATTGCTCTTACACAAGTCAACTATGTTGACTTTGATACAGCAAATGGTACGCCTGGTTTCCAAACAGGTCGTGTATATTGGGATAACAGTAAAGATACACTTGCAATCGATATGAATGCAGGTGGCAATATCACACAGCAAGTTGGTGAAGACCAATATATTTTTATTAAAGCAAACGCAACAATTACTGCTGGTCAAGTAGTTATGTTCAATGGCGTGCAAGGAGATACAATCTTAGGTGCACCTGCAAACACAGCAAGTGTTGGATTCGTTCCACGTTATGTAATGGGTGTTGCTCCAGCAAACATCGCTAATGGTAGCAATGGTTACGTACAAACAGTTGGTGAAGTTTATAACTTACAAACTAACGCATTTACTGCTGGTAGTATCTTATATCTACAAGCAAACAGTAATGGTGCATTAACTGCAACAGAACCAACTGCGCCAAATCCAAAGATTGTATTGGCTGCTTGCTTAACACAATCAAGCACACCTAGTGCAAGTAATGGTAGAATTCAAGTAAGACCAGATTTTGGCTATTACATGAATCAATTGCATAACGTAAGCAATGCGTCTGCAAACACAGGTGACGTACTTGTTTACAACAGTAGCAATGTATGGACACCAAGCAACACTGTACCGTTAGCAAATCTTGCAACATATGCAACAACTGCAAATGCTGTAGCAGGTGCTAACGTC